TAAATAGCTATTTATTAAACCATTATACTATTGTTCCGTCAACGCTAAACCATGCTCCTATCGAATATAACGATCCAGCAATATAGCTAGAGTGGGTTACTTCAAATATGACAGATCCAACTTCTGTTACAACAATTGTAACTGGTACATTACCATACGTTCTGTCATAAAAACCCAAGCTTCTAGTGACAGTAACAGTTGGTTTTGTGCTATATGTTAATGGGAATGAAAATACACATTCACACTTTCCACTCGTTCTACATGCGCCAATCAAATACACATAAGAATAATTAGCAGAATTAAATTTACTTTTATTTAGTAAATTATTATTTAGTGCATTAATTAAATTGGTGTTAGAATCAATCTTTTCTTTAACTTTTGAAGCAAAACTATTAACTACATTTTCATTTAATTGTCGCGCGTCGGCAGCAAAACCAACCGTTGTTTTATCATATCCATCATAGATATTTAACTCCGCTAATAAAGCATTTTCTACATCCTCTATTGCTTTATTGGCTTGTGCTTGTATATTAGCAACTGCTTGATCGCACCTTTCTATTGCTCTACTTATACTATCACTATAATCTGCACTATCAAATATTTGACCTACTTTATCTCGCATTACATAGATGATAAAACTTGCTGTAGATTCTCTTGCGTTATTTTTGTAAAATTTAAGATCGACTATTACTTTTCCAACACTACACAGTTCATCTGCTGATAGATTATACTTGTATGTACCGTCACCGGACTGCGTAATGTTATATTCTCTTATTGCCCCATCGTTTAGCCTAAATACTATCTTAGCAGTAGTCCCGCTTGTTTCGTAATCCTCTACGGTTATGCTAATAGGTATTCCATAGTCATTTTGTTTAAAATAAAATTGAGTATCTACAGTATTTTTTTGATAAGGAGATACAATTATATTATAGCTTCTCACTACTATCCCCCCCTTTATGTTGTAAAAAAACCAAACGATCTGAGATTGCTTATTATTGTATTAACTTTAGTTATTACTGCTCCCAAATCGGCACTCGTACTCAGACTAGGTACACTTCTTGTATTAATAGGTGTTTGATTATTCATTGCGAATCTGTTAGTCCTTAAAAGCTCAGAATCTAACAATCTAAAAAAATTATAGTAAACTGTTGTATCAACATTAATTACCTCATTACTATTAAACTTAACAACTTTATTTAATAGTAATTGCGATGTTATAATACTTATAATATCATCTTCTGTAGTACCTGGGTCTGGGGCAACGTCATAGGCCACTTTGCCTAATATAATAAATGTACTATCTGTTTTAGCTAACAAAACCATATCGTTTTTTGCAGGTTTATAACTGTACAGATAGCTAAACTTCTTATTGCTTTCTGTTTGCTCACCTACAAACGTTAATTTTGGACTAAATCCATCTTCAAATATACTTGTAACTGTAGCTAGTCTGTAGCAACTATCGTTCTGTTCATACTTAAGTTCGTCCTTCTTTTCTTCTACTGCACTTTCGTACATCATAAACTCACCAACTTTCTACACTTGTGATTCATTTTTCCACCTACTGTAAGCTCTAAATCCCACTCATATTCTATGTAGGTATCATTTATACCTAGTTCCTTATTTTCTATCCTTAAGCAATTCATATATGTGTGGTGTGGCATTGTTGCAGTATCAAAACTGATTTGTTCATATAATGATTGTTCGTCTGCTAACCTTTTGACATATTGCTCTAACGTTGATTGATTTGCAATATCAGATACACTTGCGATATCTACTATATTTCTACCTCTTGATATTGTGCTTAGTTTGCTACTAGGATTATTATTTATCCATGATGCCAGCAAAAAGCCTGTTTCTGGATTTTCCGTATACCTAACAATCGAATTTGGGAGATTAAAAGTATCAATATTTTGACTAGCTCCGCTAAAAATAATACTTTCTTTATCTGTTATATAGCTGTATTCCTCAATTCGGTTTATTGGTGATATATAAACGCTTGATTTAGCTGTTCCATTTTCATCAAACCATAATGGAGTATAATTGATAGCTTTTAACAACGTGTTAATCGCTTCTAGTTTAGATGTTCCTATCTCGAATTCTATATCTACGTTAGTAGTTAATTGTGATACTGTGATATCATGGCTAAATAACTTAGCAGATTCTAGTATACTTATTACCGCTTGCACATAATTAAGGCCCTTAGCTATATAATATCTACTTATGAACTTATCCTCTTTAAGTATCTGTGCAAAGTCATAGCATTCAAGTGTTCGTGTTATACTCGTGCCAGTAGATTGTCTAATAGGAGATGCAATTAAAAAGACCCCTAGAGAGTACTCTACATACCCTGATGGTGTCCTAACTTGCATATAAATCTTTATTCTGGAATTAACGTAATCAATATCTTTAATTTCTTTTATGCTAAGAGTTGAGCAACGCATAATCTCACACTCTGCGTTAAAATTTATGTTCCCAGTTGCACTAATCTCCCCTAGTGCTATATTATTTTTGTCTAGTAGTTCGAAACGATACTTGATAGCTCGATTGGATTTCAGAATTTTATCAATTTGATTATGCGTGTATATACTTTTATCTAATCTATTCATATACGCTTATTTCCTCCTGTTCATCTATTTGAGTTAAAGTAACTGATACGCTATACATTGTATCCATAATAGCGTTTTCACCTGGAACAACATCTATAGAACAAGGGAACATGTTCCCGAAATCGTCCCGGTACATTAATATTGTAAATGAAGAATGGATACTTTGTAATGTATCATAATTATTCTTATCTAGCAAAAAATTTCTAGTTAGCGTTCTCTCAATATGCTCTCCAAATTCACACACTGGATATACCCTGCCTACGTAATTATTTAAAGCTTTCTCAGTGTAAAGTGATTCAGAATAAGGCATATATGTATCGCTACTTAATTCTGCTTTCACTACTTCTATATCATTCTGCAGTATAATTCCTTTTATGCTAACCTGTGCTATCTGTATCTTACTATCTGCATATCCATCTTCATACTTTCTAACAAAATACTTATAAATTTTATTATTTGCAACTTTATAATCTATGAATTCTTTGCTATCATCAAACTTGTATATGGGAATATAATTAACTCCATTATCTTTAGATTTATATAGCATTGACCCTACAGTATCAGTTTTTATGGTAATTGCATTATTACCTTGTGTAACTAACATAATAGGTTGACTAGGATTAGAAAATGTAAATGTGTATATCTTGCTGCCCCATTCACTCCAAAGGCCATACATGTTACATACTCGCAATTTGATCGTATATGTTGTATTTGCAAAGAACATATTAGGCTTATATGTATTGCTACTAGATGCTGATATATTACTGTAAACTAAATTGTTACCTTTATATATTTCTATTTCAAAAGCCACTTGATCCGCACTACTCCATGAAATATTGCTAATGCATTTATTTTCTATAGTAGTTACTATTGGCACTGCAGGAGAATCAATTACAGTAAAACTACCATACGCATAATCAGAAATTTTACCGTCACTATCTGTAGTTCTTACTCTCCACTCTATTACTCCACTATTTAGCGCGTTTGCAGGTAAGCTGTAAAAGTTATCACTGGAATATACGTTTACAGTAGTATATAAACTAATCGAACTAGCTTTATAGCCTATTTCTGCACTTGCCTGTGTTGCTTCTGTCTGACTTTTATAAATCCATTCAAACATAATATTCTTTTTACGATTTTCATATGTTCCGTTTGGACCGACGACTAAAGGTGTCACAGGTTCTACCGCTTCATAAGAAATTGCCAAACTTATACTACTAGCGTTAATTTGTTGTGATTGATAACTTTGGTATCCTTCTAAGATAATAGTCAATATTCCATTGTTGATATTGTTTGCTACAACGCTAGTAATATCGATTTGATTACTATTGTAGTGTTGTTCACCAGAAAAAGATTTAAACTGTGTTTTTGTACCCTGTGAGATCAATGTCGTAAAGTTATTGTGTGTTATAGAATTATATACGTAACCATTTGTTATTGCTGAAGAATAGTACATAGGATAAACTAGTGTTAAATCCGACACTGGAGTTTGTGAACTATCCCATAATGCTTGTATGCTAAAGTTTAATGTAGCACTGTTAACCTTTGAGCCAATTACTATAGAAGGCACATTAAATTGAAGAATTATCTTAGATTCTCCATGTAAACTGAAGCTGCTTCCACAAATTTCAATAGGAGATATATTAGCATAATTCGTAGTTGGTTTCCATGAATTAGTATACGTATATCCTGATGGTAGAAGTGAAGTATTATTACTAGCCATTCGCTTGCACCCCTCTCCTGTTGGTTTGTTTCTTCTGTTCACAAAGCCTTTTTATATCTTCAAGATCCTTTATTGTACTAGCATTTAATGTGACATTATAAATATTAGTCTGACCATTACTTACTTTATCATGAGGTATAATTTTACTACCACTTGGTAATATAACTTCCTCTGGTCCTCCCTCATTAATCCACGTTCTTCCTCCTGGGAAATTATCCGTACCACTTGCATTGTATTGACTAGCTGTGTAGTTAGTTTTTACATTAGCTTCAACATTTTTAACATTGCTCATTTCATTAGCTAGATTTTTTGTTGAATTAGCAGCGTTATCTAACGCTTTTCCAATTGATATTGCGCCACCTATAACAAGTCCTATTACCGCAACTATCGCTGTTATTACTAATAATAAAGGTATCATACTACCTGCTGTTTTTAAAGATGCTCCTCCCAAAATTGCTTCGCTAATACCAAGTGCTATATTGGCTTTTGTCATAGCTGCCTTAATTGCTGTTACTGCTTTAATTGCACCTACTAATAATAATCCTACTGTTATTAATTTTAATATTGGTCCTGGTATATTACTAATTACATTAAATACACCACTTAGAAGATCGATTACAGGGCTCAATGCATCGCCAATCTGTAATAATGTCGTTTGTAAATTAACTAATGAATCCTTAAAATTATTACCTGTCCCTTTAAGGTCATTGAGTGATTCTTCTGTTTTACCACTTGCGTTCTGTATATCACTAAGATCACCTGAAAAACTGTCAGCGCCACTACCAGTCAGTACTAGTACTGTATTAAGAGCTTCTACAGATCCAAATAATTTAGCCATGGTTTCAATGTTTCCATGTGACTTTTTCTGTACATCTTGCAAAAATGCAGCAAATCCTTCGCTTTGTAATGCCGATGCATTGAAATTAATTCCTAGTTTTTTCGCTAGCTCACTGGCTTCTGCAGAAGGTTTAATAATATTACTAATGGCCGCTTTTAAACCCGTTATTGATTCACTCGCACTACCATTTACTTTGGTAAGTGTAGATACAGATGCTAAAACCTCATCTAGTTGCACACCTGCTTCTTTAGCTAAACCTGCTACTTTACCAAATGAATCCCCAAACTCACCTACTGTTGTTTTACCTAAATCTTGTACTTTAAGTAGCTTATCTGATATTGTAACAACTTCGTCCGCACTCATTTGGTAAGAATTCATTATTGTTGTAAGTACATTAACTGCTGTCGCTGTGTCTGTAAAACCAGTTTTAGCAAGATTAGCAGCTGCTAATGTTACTTTTAACGAATCCTCTGTTTTAACGTTTGCAGATATGGCTTCATACAATGCGTCAGAAATATCAGTTGCACTTTTACCTGTCTGTTTCGCAATATCGTATATACCCGCTTTTAGTTTACTCATACTTGTGACTGATTTATCCGCTAATGTATTTACCTTGCTTAACGAGGTATCAAAATCAACATAGGCTTCTGTTGCTTGTTTTATAACATCTAAAGCTTGTTGCACTATGTATAATTGTCCTGCATAGTCAGCAGCACTCGTACTTCCTTTTTGCAAGCTATCGTCAAGTTTATTGTTTGATTCTGTAGCTTCATCTGCACTTGATGTATTACTGTCTAGTTTATCTTTGCAATTTTTTAATTCATTGTTCATCTTTGCAAGCGATACTTGATTATCTAAATATGATTGTTTCAATTTATCTAGCTGTTTGTCTGTCGCTTTTCCACCTGTTGTTGCATTTTCGTATGCTTCTTTAGATGCATTAACTTTCTTGGTCTGCAGTTCTATCTTTTCTGCAAGATGTTGCATATCTAGTTCCAATTGTGTTTGTTCATCGCCGTATGCTTTTGCGTTCTCTTTAGCAAGTTTGAATTCGCTATCTAACTGTTTCATCTTACGATTAATATCTGTTATACTACCATCAAATTGAGCGTAATCCATGCTTAATTTGATGGTCTTATTAAATATCCCCATAAATCACACTCCTATTTGGCTCATGCTTTTTATTTCTCGTACTTGTTGCACATTGTTATTTACATGCGCTGCATCAATCTCAGCTTTAAGCTCATCTGTATATTTTTTAATAACAGAAAATACTTTAGATGGTCTTGAATTGTAATACTCACTTTCTAATCTGTGTAATTTAATACAATAAATATAAAAGAACCAATCCCAGTCTAATTCTTCATCTTCTTTGACTGAAATTGGTTCATTACGTTTTTTGAATTTATTTCCTTTAATTCATCTCCAATCACTCCTACTGATTCAGAAAATTCTTGAATGATTGCAGTTATTGTGCCAATATCCATGTTGGAAACAATAAATCGCGCTCTATCTTGTGCCATATCATCTGCATATTCGCAACTTGATGCATACACTATATTCGCACATATTTCTGGAATGTTTTCACTTGTTTTAATGTCATTAACATTCATTACTTCGCTTAAATGCATAAGAGCTTTAACATCAAATTTCATGTATAATTTATCTCCGCCACTAAATTCAAGTTCTAATTCAGTGGCGGGCTTACACATAATCTTCTTTTTCATATATGAAACCCTCCTTTTTATTCTGTTGCTGCTGTTATTGTAGTTGGTACTGTTGACAAAAATGATTCTGCTAAAGCTTCAGTAAATGTGCTGTTGTTTGTATCACCAATTAACTGAAAATTTTCATCTGATTCTCTCATTACAGCTGTTATCTTTATGCTGTCACTTGCGTATTTAATATCACCTTCTGTTTGTTGCACTGTGTATGAATAAGGCTGCGCTGTGCATTTTAATAACCATACTAACTCACGATTACCTTCTGTCTGATCAATTTCATATCCAAATGCAAATTCAGCCTGTTTGTCATTGTTACCTATTATTAATTCACCATTTGCAGTAAACTTATGTCCAAATAAATCAGCTCTTACGTCAACTTGCGCCTTGTTTACATCTGTTGTTATTTCATAACCAGTGATTTTAGATTGTGATTTCTTTTTAGATCCATTACCATAACAGTCACCTGTTGCCACAGTAGGTGTAATTTGTATTTGTCTTGCATCTGCAAATGGTTTAATATCTCCATATGTAGTTTCAGTTTTCGTATCAGTTAATAATTTAGCATATACAAGTCTTTTAACATTCATACGATATGAATTCTCTATTGTACCTAAACCAGGCATATTAACCCTCTCTTTCTTGTACTACAAATTGAAAAGTAGCACGATAAAATTTGTTAGTAGTGTCAAAATATGAATCAATAGTTGGATAAACAAATTTATCCTTTAGAACATTTTTTAGTATATTTCTAGCATTTTTAAAGTCAGTTTCTTTAAGATAATACAAATCAATCTGTACTGAGTGATTTGAATATTCACACTTTCCATTTCCAAACACATTACCTGTCTCTAAATAGCTATAATCAAAAATAAAACACGGAATAGATAGCGTCTTTGATGGCTTACATTCCGTGACATTAAGGGTATTCAGTATTAAATTTCTTATTTCATTTTCCATCTGTTTTCACTATCCTTTCAATTAATTTATCTGCTTCTGAATCTACTTCTGATTGACTATCATTAATTGATTTTTCAACAAAATGTGTCGCTTGTACAAGCACTGTACCTTCTTTGTTAATTGCACCATCATTTAAAAATCTCCATTTGTGGCCTGTTTTCTTACCACCTTGTACACGAACATACAATCTTCCGTTTTTATCTTTCTTTACAACTGCTTGTATATCGTCTTGCATATGTGTATAGTCTGCTTTTTTAATACCAGATCGCCATGTCATGTTTTTTCTTACAGCTCTGCTTATTATTTCACCTACTGATTTTAAAAACGATCTTTCTTCTTTCTCACACATATTCTTCATAGCTTTTAACATATCATTTATATCTGCACTAAGGTTTGCATCATCAAGATTAATTTTCATTATTACTCACCATGTATGAACGCTTAATTGCCATGATTTCAATATATTCATGAGAAAAATTATAGTCATTTGAGTATTGTATATCGTAAATAAAACCATTAAATTTAATAGTCATATCATTGTAAAACTGCTTTTTTGTATATCTAATTAAAAACCGTGTAGTTGTTTGCTGGAACTGTATATTGTTTTTTGCAATCTCGGTTCCTGATAATTGATTAACCGCTGCCCAACATCTATGATAGATTTCTTTATCATTTGTAAGTATTTCTATGCGCTTATTTAAAGTACCGATATCTACTTTCACATCATCACCTTTCCTTTAATAAAAGGGCATGACACTAGTCCATGCCCTTGATATGTAGGCTATATTAAAATTCAATTTTCTTAATGGATCTAGAAGAACCCTTAACAGGAATAAATCTTTCTAAGATACGTACTTTTACAGTATCGTCTTTAAAACCTGCTTCTGTACTTCTAGCAACTGTGATACCTTTTCTTTCGCAGTATTTAACCGCTTCATTCATATTTGCAACATAAGCAATGTATGTCTTTTCAGCAGTTACTACTGGAAGTAATGTGTCTTCTACACAAACAATAGGTTTTCCGTGGAAATATTCAACACCGTTGATCTCTGTAATCAAGTTTAAAGGTCTCTTTTGTGAATCTTTCTTATTCTTTAAATAAGCGTAAGTAGTAACATTTGTTAAAGTTACCAAACCATATTTTACTGAAGGCAAAGAAGTATCAATTGCAGTCTCGATTCCATCATAATCAGTTGTGCCTGTTATCTCTGTTGCGTTGTCTTTGATTACTTTTAAAATTTTAGTGTTTTCTTTTGCAGTAGCAATGTTAGCAAAGTTCTTTTTCACTAATGATTCAATTTCTACTTCTGCATCATCAACTAGCTCACTAGATAAGCTTTGAATAAGTCCTACTTTAGCACACTTAAACGGTACATCTGTAGTAACAAGTGTTCCATCTACAATGTCTTCTCCTTCTGCTACTTCTGCCATTTCGTTTTGGTCTAAATCAACAACTGGAATAGTTCCTTCATTCTTTGTAACAGGAATTACATCACATAATCCTTTCAAAGAACCAAAACCTTTCTGAATTTCAATTACCTTATTTACAAACTCCTTTGGTAAAACAGCTGCATTATCTGTAGATGTAATAGTAGCTCTCTCTTCTACTGTAGTTTCTTTCCCCATTATGCTTTTTACGATTGCTCTAAATTCGTTAATTTGTTCCACTTTTTTCTCCTCGCCCTTCTTTGACTTTTGATATTCAAGATCTCTTTTTTCCTCTTCTTCTAATTCCTCAGCAGCTTTGATTAATTTCTCTAGCTCTCTCTTCTCTTTTACTGCTTTCTCTGCTTCATCAGCTTTCTTTTCTTCTAAAAAACTTCTAATTTCTACCTTCTTAGCTTCTAATGCTTCTGTTAATTCTTTTAATTTCATATTTTGTCACCATTCTTTCTATTTTTTTGTATAAAAAAAGAACTATATTTCAAGTTCTAATTTTAATAATTTTAGTTTGTTTTCTAGATCTTCTCTCATTTCATCATCGTTTTTGCCTTCGACTGTTACATATTCGACTACATCTTTCATGTAACGTTGCTCGATATTTACATCTTCATTGTCTCTAGATTCTACCGATGTTCCATAATAGGCAGGTGTTCTTGTGTCGTCTAGCAAAGATACTTCTAGCAAGTCAATTTCGTCTAGATATCGCCTTTCTGTACCATCATCTGCTTTACCCCATGATTGTTTCTCTTTAATAAATCCAAATGACCAACCATTTAACTTTTTATTCTTTGCCTTTTCAATTACATCCGCATCAGTTGTATGTAGTTCAGCATATAATCCTATGTTATCTTCTTGCAGTCTTAAATTATCTTTCGTAGAACCTATTTTTCTGTTCTTATCATGGTTAAGCAGCGCAGGTATATCTTCTCTTTTTTCAATAGCGTTTTTCCATGTACCGCTTCTGATTTGTTCTACGAACTCGCCTTGTGGAGTTGATATTTTACGACTATCTCTTTCTACCGCATTAACATAACCTTTGATAAGTACACTATCTTCTCTAAGTTCTATTTGCATTTCATCACCCCTTTCTAAGTTTCTGTATAGTAATTAGACAGCTTATCTAAAATACTTTGAGTTATTTTATCTTGCTTTGTATTATTAGCTATTTCTGTTCCCCTCTGGTCGTACATATCAGCAATTAATTTCTTTTGTAGCAATGTGGCTAATTTCACTGCTTTTTCATCAGTTTGATATGCTGTTCCAACGCAAGATTCAATATATATTTGCGATGTATCTAATAGCTCAGTAATATAATCCTTGTCGTAATCGCTATCTACTTTTAGATACTCTTGTGCATCAGCTAATGTTAGTTCCACTATCATCACCTACTTCCTTAATTGCTTCATCAACTTCACTCTTCGCTGTATTTTTTGTGTATGAAGTCTCATTATTCATTAACTGCTCTAGTGTTACTTGACCACTAGGGAATGTCGTTACGTCTTTATCTAGCTTTTCTACTCCTAGTATTTCTTTCGCCTTATTTAAACTATAGACACCGTCGTTAACGTATGTAGAAATCACCTGTGCTTGTGTAAGTGCATCAAGCCTTAACATAACATTAGTATTCGCTCGTATTTTAAAACCTTTCTTGCGGTCTGTCTCAGTGAGTAGTTTCCAATCTCCCTCTTGTTCAATTTGCGTAAAGATAACTTGCAAGGTATCTGTTAAGAATGATAGATTGTCTTGTTCATCTGACTTAGCATTATCTACCGTTTCTCCTAGTTTAGATAATGGTACTCCCATTGAACCTGCTATATCCTTTTTAGACATTCCTCTTAATTCTGCAAACTGCGCATCTGATAAGGAAAGATTTAACGATGATACGCTATATCCAGCAGGTACAGTAAAAATTCTATTATTATTACTGTATATTCTCCCAAACTTATCTTGTATTTTCTTTAACTCGCCTTCTTCTTTTATATCCGATGTAAGTTGCACTACTATTTTATTAGTAAGTCCATTTTGAAATAGTTTATTTAGATATCCTTGGCTTTTTATACTTGTGTCCAAAGATTCTTTTAGCATACTTCTAGTAGCTTTCGAGTTCACTCCATCAAGTGTGAAATCTCTTAGAACCATAATGTTGTTTTCTAAACAGCTTCCATACTCTCCATTAGCTCCCTCATAATCATAAAGAATTTTATTATTCTTAGTTGAGTTGATTAAACCCGCATCATCAATCGTGATATTGGTTATACGAACAGGATATAATGCTTTAACTTTCCCGCCTTTCCTGTCTATCAACAATCCTGCTATGCCATAATGCCTAGATAATACAACTAGCGTTTTAAATGTATCTATAGCACTCATACTTGGATTAGGTCTAAGTCTTAACAAATCGTACAGATAATGATCTGTTGCAACACTTTCACCCTTATCTGTCTCTTTCCTTACCTGGAATGGGCATTTTGCAACACTTTCGGATATGATTTTTAAGCAGCTAAAATATGTGCTTTCGTTTAATCCACTGTTTGCACCTACCGAATTATCATATCCATTTTCAAAACTGTATAGATTTTCCCAATCGTTTGCCGTTGTATCTCTTTTTTCTATCTTGTCCCAAAACATTTATGTTCTCCTTTCGTATATCTATTTTGATACGAAATAGCTTGTTATTAATAAAAATGCTGATAGTATATACATGGCTACATATTTATTCAATGAAAATGTGGTACCGAAAATAATTAAGAAAGATGCTATTGTTAGTATGTCTGCCTTTACTAATTTATCTGCAAGCTTCTTTTTTACCTCTACCTTTATCTTATTTAATAATTTAATTTCAATCACCCCTTACCAGTCCATAGAATCTAATATATCAATAGCACTGTAGTTATTACCATCATCTATTAATTCGGTGTAACAGAATATTAATACAACAACCATATCAATTCTTTGTTTGTTTTTATTTTCTTTGTTAAGCATTTCATCATCTGCTTTACCTTTAGATGTAGTAGCATTTCTCATATTCCAATCAAGCAATTCGTTCTTTTTGTACAATACAAGACCATCATATATTTTCTTTCTAAATTCCTTTGTAGCAGGTGATAAGTTAGTATAAGTTTGCTTTAATAGCACTACATCATAGTCATTACCTAATCTACCCATCATTTCCTTAGCATTCATAGGATCTGTTACAATAGCCTTTATTTTGCAATTATGTACTTTCTCAATACTTCTTACATACTCTTCTACTTTTTCATAATCAACTGTCATTCCATCATGGATATCGCAATAGTCTAGTCGTTCATATGCTACATAATCTATATCTTCTCTTCTGGTCTTAAGACTTTCACGAGGTAAGAACCCATGAGAGTTGCAATATATCTTATTATTTTTCTTATACATTATTCCTACTGCGGTTAAATCTGTTGTAACTGATAAATCTATTCCAACTATTACTTCTTCACCATCGAAATCAACCTTATCAACTCGACATTTTTTCCAATAATCTATATTAATATACTTATTCATTTCGTTTGTTTCGAGGAATATATTAAAATTTTTCGTAAATAATTCTTCTTGTTCTGATGTTTTTATTTTGGCTGTTTCTCTATCATTTCGTATCTCTTGATAGTTTTCTTCAATCCTTAGTGGATTTGCTTTGTACAGTCCTTCTTCTGTCCACGCTTCCTCTCGTGTGCAATAGTAAATCAAAGAGAATATCCTAGGATTGCTTATCGTTCCGTCTAGCACTGCTCTATCGTATTCTAATTCTTCTAACATGACTGAATCTGATTCTGCATATGCTGTTGTAGTCTTTGCCATGATAGGATTCTTAACACTTAATTGTCCTTTTCTCATGGCTTGTATATTATCATTAGTAGTGAATGCTCCGACTTCATCACAGCATACACAAGCAGGTCTGATTGAGTTGTTCTTATTTGCCTTGCTTGTACGTGGTAAATAGAAGCTATTAGTTAGTTTACATTTTATTTTGCCTATATCTGATTCAGATACGAAAAAGTGTTTTGCTATAACTGGACTTGCTTCAATTATCTGCGCCATAGCCTTTCTAAGTTCTCTTGCTAGATCCCTATCTATACATATTGAATAGAACTCGCTATATTTTTGTTCTGTTAGCATTAGTAATATAAATATTACTGCAACTATAAATGTCTTTGCATTTTTTCTAGGTATAAACAGTACGATATCCCTATATCTAAATTTATTTAGGTCATTTTTGTATCTCCAACCAAATAAAGCACATAAAAATAAGGCTTGAAATCCAACAAGCCCATCTAATACATTTTTTCCTGCTACGAATCCAGTAGCATAATTTAATAATTTGAGTAGATCATTAATAACTTTTAGCTTTTTTTTACTAAAGCAGAACTCAAAATTATCATCATATTGGTTTATATTATAATCATTAAGGAAGATTTCACATTGTTTTTTTACCTCATCTGTAGTTATTTCTTCTCCATTTACTACATCATTGCAATATTTAAGAGCCTTTTCTATTAAAATCACTAATCATCATCGCCCTTTAGTATTTTAAGTAATTGATCTTCCTGATTATCTTTATCATTAATAACTAATACTGCAAGGCTCGCTCTATCTTTAGGACTTAAACCTAGTTTAGCAGAGAATTTCTCGAATATCTTAGAATACTTTTCATACGTTCTAACTGCTTGATTCTCTGTCCCATCTTCATCGAACAAACCATCTTTATTTAATTTAATTTGGCACTTTTGCATTCTGTCTAAAGATTCCGCTACTATACCAACAACAAATGTATCTCCACCGCTCAGAAATCCATTAGGTAGTAAAGATATAATGTGCTTATATAACTTCTTCCCATTTGCAGATAATTCTTTTGGCGGCTTAACATCAATCGTGGTATTTCCCTTTAATTTTTCTTCCGTTTCTTGACGTTCTCTTATTTCCTCATTACTGATATGTCCTGTTGCTAGTGCAATCGGTTTTATGTTTGGCATACTTTCTTCACCTACCTTTCTGAAAAGTTTTGAAAATGGGGAAATTTACGACTGAGAGGCTGATGTCGGTATTATTTATATATAAAAACTTTTTACCTACTCCCCCGGTAGCATTTAGTAATACTCCGTCTCAAATCTGTCTAGTATATCCATCAATGCATCTTGCATCTTTTTCTTTTCCCTCTGTCCTCTATTCATGTATGCATGTACCTTATTGTGATTAGCTTGTGTTACTCCAATTATGTTATATATGTCTAGCCTATCTTCTTTACTGTCTCTTACCTCTATCACATGGTGATATAGGTCTGCTTGTACTATGTTGCCTTTACTCCACTCGATTAGATCTAGGTTAAACTGATGTGCTGCTACTGTGTTCCTGCATCGTTCCCATTCATCTGAATGATAGAAGTCTACTCTCTCTTTCTCTTCTTCATTCTCTATCCTACGTCTCTGATAGTCTCTGTAGTTATCTAATCTTTTCTTATGTTCACATTGGCATAGCTCATACTGTGGTACTTTACTTCCGCACACAGTACATAATCTATATATCATAACATACCTTTCTTTAGCATATAATCATTTCTTGTAGTTTATCTATAAGCTATCTCTATATTCTTGCAACTGTCTTAAATAAACTCTATTTCTTGTTAACCTTATGCAACTGTCTATAAACCTTACATCATGCGACTTAGGTATCTTATGTTTATCTACTGTCATTTTTATCGCTACCGCAACACGTTGACTTCTACAATGCGTATGCAGTTCGAAGTTGTCTGGATTATATATTATCCATTCTTCTTTAACTCTTGACTTCTTAATCCTAAGCAAAAAAGATCACCTGCCATTTCGCATAATAAAAGATAGCACATACGTCCTATTACTACGCACATGCTATCTTGTTTATAAGGTTATATACACCAATCGAGACGGAATAGTTATATTTCTATAACGCACCGTCTCTTTAATCACTGTGTTATGTAATTGGTTAAGGAGGTTTCAACTAATGGAAGAAATCCACAAAGCCAAAACATATAGCTCATGTATTGTTACACTTGCTATAATACAACTATAGCAGATAACAAAATATCATTCAATATCTTTTACTATCATCTTTTAAAATTTAATTTGTTCCAAATGTTTTCTCTTTTCCTCGCTTGTAGTTCTTGTATATATCCGTGTAGTTTCTAGCTGATTATGTCCAAGTATATCTGCAAGTTCTGTTATGTTTCCTGGGTGCTCTTCTAAAAACATCTTAGCAAACAAATGCCTAAAGGAATGTGCATGAACCTTGTCCTTATTCACTCGAGCTTTTCCTGCTATTCGTTTAAGCTGTCTCCAAATCGTGCTATCGTTTATCATCTTTCCTTTTGTCTTCCCTGGAAATAGATAGCCAGTTGTAATATGATTCTTCTTAGCATATCTTTTCAACTCTCTGTAAAGGTCCTGTCTAATAACAATAACCCTTTCTTTCCCTTTATTGGATACATCAATATACTTTGTTTCAAGATTCTCTACAGTAAAATATTTCAGTTCTCCAATTCTAATTCCTGTCTTTGCAAGGATCATCATTATGTAATACATATCCATTCTATCAAATTGTTTTGCATACCTCATTAATCTCTTATAATCAGATATACTAATCACACTTTCTAGACATGATCTTCTTTGCTGCTTAACTTGCTTTACAGTTAGATTGCTCAATCCACAATATTTCAAAAATTTGTTCACAGATACAATATAACTATTATTAGTAGCTGTTTTATATCCCAACTCAATCAGCTGTTTCTTAAATTCAATAATATCTTCTTTGGTGATTTCCTTTTCTGGAAGAATTTCAATAAACGATTCTATATTGGTCTTATATTTCTTTAGTGTATTCTTTGCCTTTTCTTCTAATTGTAGATCAAGTAACATTTCTTCCAACTTAGATTTCATTTCATTTTTATTCACTTTTACTCCTTTCCTCGTGTATAGATAAGTCTAATATTATATTGCATACTTCTCGCTACGCTTTAAGCTACATTTTATCTATACTTGACTATGTTTTTACGTTACAAATACTTTTTGATATTTTTGATAGTTTTTATTTTCATCTTTTGTTAATATTTATACATATAATGCATAAAAAAAGAGAACACCGTTAGGCATTCTCTTTGCATTTTGTTATACTTGCAATATAACACATATATCATTATCATTCAATATCATCTTTAGGTATCTTATAATTAGTTACAGCTTTTTTTAGATATCTATTAATTTGTGAAGCACTGTATCTTCTCTTTTCTACAATATCAGGTATACTTATATTGTTTATATACACATCTCGTAAAAATGCTTTTTCTAGTGGATTTTGTATACTATCAATGCTTTTAATGATAGTCCACTTCTCTTTAATTAATCTAGCCTTTTCATCTAATAGTATCTTCCTTCTATTCTCTAGTTCTATCATTCTATCACTTAGATCCGTTTTTTTATTATTCTTTGGCATATCCGTGTATACCATTGCTTTAATTCCTCTTATCTCTTTAATAAGTTCAATGATTTCCTCTTTATTGATATCTAACTCATACGTTATCATACTATAACTTTTTAAATATTTTCTTTTTTCTTCTAAGCTATTCATAGTCCTTCTCCTTTCAAAATATTCCATTTGCACAGAACATTTGTTCGTGATATAATCTCCCGTAGGAGGTTGATATGCTATGCCATTTATTTGTACTGATCCATTTGCTACTGATACACTTGATGTATCCCAGAATACCGCTATACCTGTAATTTGCTCTTATAACTCGCAAGGTGAGTGTAAACCATTGTGTTTCCGATACACATACGAGAATGGAGACACCGAAAAAGTGAGTATAGATCGTATAGAGTACTCAAAGCCTAATAGCGTATTCGGCACTATATATCGTTGCCTTGTCACTGTAGCAGGTTCACAACGCTATGTGTCCTTATATTACCATGACAAAACTCGTACCTGGTCACTCCGTAACTCATAGGAGTGGCCTTTATGCATATCGTCTATGCGCATCTCATGTGTTCTCTTCTAATTTCTACTTGATTTACAGACGCATAATGCTTTTCTGTTGTAGCGATATTGGCATGTCCTAATAATTCTTTAATTATTACAATATCGCAGCCTGCGTTGTATAGATTGGTTGCAAAAGTCTTTCTAAATAAATGGACCGTTACATGCTTAGTAACACCAGCTCTTTCCGCAATGTTTTGTAATTCTTTTTGGACCCTTTGAGTATTAATTCTCTTATTCTCTCGTGTAGAAATAAATAATGCTTCGCTATCATCTTCTCTACTATTCAGATAATCTAATAAATGTTTCTTAGCATTTTCATTAAGATATCCTGTTCTATACGCTCTTGTCTTTGTAGCGTAAATGTTAACCTCTTCTTTAGTAAAATCAACATCTTTTATGTTTAAAGAAGTCAATTCCGATACTCTAACACCCGTACTCAATAGAAAATCTAATAACGCTGTTTCCCTTAGTGTCTTGCATGCATCTCTCATATTAACTATTTCTTCTTTTGTTAAAAACTCTTTCTTTTTAGTTTGTTGCTTAATTGCCTTTATGGGCCGTACAGGATTCTTTTCAATATATTCTTCATCTGATGCCCACGTAAAGAATGCACTTAAAAATCTCTTTATATTGGCTAATGTATTTTGTGATACATTTCTTGTTTGTTGATACATCGCTAGGTAATACTTGATATCGTTTGTTGTAATATCTTTATAATTCTTGTTCATGTAACATAACATATTCCTTGTCGCTTTCACATACTGTTCAATACTCTTTGGAGATAAGTTTTCAAGCCTTTTATTAGCAACAAAAAGCTTTATGATATAATCATTATCATCTACATATGTACTTAGCTCAGTATTTTCTTCTTCTATCCTGCACTTTCTCAATTTTATTCTTAGTACATTCTCTAGCATTTGTAACTCATTGGATCCTAACTTCATGCTCATATCAAAAAGTATCTCTTTAATCATTGTCTCCTTATTATCCATTATTTTTCCTCCCCTTGTTGTGTTTTAGTTATTAAGCAGAACCCATACTCCCCTTATCAGTTCT